AGTGTTATTGCATCTCCTATTAATGAAACTAATGAGATGTCATCAGAGAAATCATTCACATGCACACTTCAGTTACAATCAGTTAACTCAAATGTATCTCCAGTTATAGATGTGGGTACAATAGGTGCGATAGGTATAGGAAATAGAATCAACAACATAGATTCCAATGCAGATGTACCTACAGGAACAGTTTATACTGCATCAACAGAACCTGATGGAGATAACAACGCAATGGTATATTGCACTAGAAAGGTAAATCTAAAAACTCCTGCATCAACACTTAAAGTTATTGCAGATGTGTTTAGACCACCAACAACAAATGTTCAAGTGTTATATAAGATTCTTAAAAATGATGAATCTACACCTTTTGACGATTTAAATTGGGAGTACTTTAATGACTATGGAACACCCGATACAACAACAGAGGCAGATGCAAGAAACTTTAAAGAGTATGAATGGACTATAGACGACCTACCCGAGTTCAGTGCATTTGCGATTAAGATTGTAGGTAAAGGTTCTAATAGTTCAGTGGTTCCTATGGTATCTGCATTAAGATGTTTAGGACTTGCATAATGTCAGAGTACTATAAAGTAGAAGGACATACATCTCTATTAAGGGATTCCGAATCTTCTGCAATAGTAAGTACTGATGTTAGTGCTTGGAGATTACATAAACTTAGAAAAGATAACTATAAAAAACAGGTAGATGAAATAAATAATATTAAGGATGACATGAGAGATATAAAAGACATGCTTAATCAACTAGTGGAAAAGATAAATGGCTAAACAAGTAGACCAATTCAGTACTTTAGAGAACTTCAGAGAAACCTTTAATCAGGTTTCTACAGACGTTGGCGATGTAAGTGGGCTTAGAACTACTAGTCAAGGAACTCTTGTAGATGCAGTTAATAGTATTGAGGATAAATCATTCTTCTTCCAAGAATTTATATTCATTGCAACTTCGGGTCAACAAGTATTCTCGGGTTTAGATATTAATGGAAATGAATTAGAATATAAAAAAGACAGATTACAGGTTTATATACAAAGAGACCACCAATTAAAAGATGATGACTATACTATCGGTGGATTTGGTGTATTGAGTGCTAACACTTATAGTCAGATTACACTTACTAGTGGTGCAACTGCAGGTGATAAGATTACTGTATATTCATACACTGGTTCATATTTAGGAGTTGCAGATTCAGGTGTTGCAACAGGATTCTTTAACCAAACTTCAGAAAATGTAATTTACAATAACAACGATAGTGGTATCATATTTAATGAAACTTCTATCAATGCGACAACTACACTTTCAACAAGTGCAAAGATTGAATTTGATGGAAATGTATATCACCAAGATAATGTAACACTTGCAAGTGGTAAAACATTGACTGCACCAACACTTACAGACGGAACTATGTCTATTAATAGTGGTGCAATAACGAGTGCAACAACTGGTTCATTCAGTGGTAATGTTGCAGTTGGTTCACTTACTTCTTCAGGAGATGTTGCAGGTACAACAGGTACATTCTCTTCTGCAGTTTCAGGTACAACAGGTACATTCTCTTCTGCAGTTTCAGGTACAACAGGTACGTTTACAGGTAATTTATCTACCACTGCAAACTTAACAGTTAATGGTAATGTTGATTTAGGTAATGCCAGTGGTGATACGATTAGCTTGACAGGTTCAGTAGATTCTGATATAATATCAGATACGAATAATACTCGTGCCTTAGGGTCTAGTAGTAAAAGGTGGTCAACTCTATACTCAACAGATTTGAATGCAACAGGCACCTCCACATTGACTACAGTGGACATTAATGGTGGTAATATAGACGGTACAGTAATCGGTAGTTCAACTGCAGCTGCAATTACTGGTACATTAATTACTGCAAGTACAAACTTTGCAGGAGACTTAACTGGTGATGTCACTGGTACAGTTTCAGATATATCAAATCATAATACAGGAGACTTGACAGAAGGGTCTAATTTGTATTATACTGATACAAGAGTAAACTCTGCTTTTGATACAAGACTTGCAACTAAAGATACTGATGATTTATCAGAAGGCAGTAACAAATACTTTACTGATGCAAGAGTATCAACACGAACAGACACTATATTAAATCACTCTAATCATACTAACATTACCGTAAGTAAAGTTGGTGATGAGTTAAGATTATCTGCAACAGAAGACAACCTTGCAAATAACACTGCAGATGATTTAAGTGATATTAATTACACTACAAACCCAACTGCAGGTCAAATACTTGCATGGGATGCTAGTGCAGGATATTGGGAACCTGTAGACCCAAGTAATACTACAGACAATGTTTCAGAAGGTTCCAATAATAAGTATTTTTCAGATGACAGAATGAATGCAATTATAGATGTTGCATCTTCATCAGGTCTTGTAAAAACATATGTTGATAATGCAAATGGTGGTGCTGATGACCCCCTAGATGGAACAATTACAATCGACCTAAATACAAGTGATGGAATAACGATTAATAGTAATTCTGTTCAGTTAGACTATGAGACCGTTAGTTCTGCACCTACTCAAGTGGGTGGTACGTCTACTGGACACTTATGGTTTGTGATATGATATGTCTGATGAAATTTATGTAAATATAGGAACTTCGTTCCAACAACCTTACCAAGGACAAGGGGTTGCACAAGGTACTACACCTATTGCACAGGCGCAGTATATTGCTAGAAGACCTGTCAATGTACAAACACCGTTTACCTATCAGAACAGACAACCTGCAGATGCTAGACAACCTAGTAACGCTCAGACACCTTATAATGCAAACAGACAAGTACCATCTATAGTTCAAACAGTAAGAAACTATACTTACCAAGCGTCTGCACAACAACCTTATCCTTATATTGCGAATGCACAATCTCCATATATTGCGAATGCTAGACAACCTTCCATATATCAGGCAAATACAAGAAACCCTTTCACATATCAGAGACAGGGAACTTCTCCTGTTATTGCAACAACGAGACAGCCATTTACATATGCAAGACAGGGTCAAGAACCATATAGTTTTCAACAAAGTTATCAGAACCCATATACTGGACAAGGTCAACAACCTTATGAATTCAATGATACTGGTCGTCAACCTTCTACATATCAAAGACAGGGGAGTGAACCTTACTCATTCCAACAATCATATAGGGTTCCTTCAACATATACCCATCAGGTTACTGGAAATTATCAGGTTACATATAGACATCCAACGACATATCAACATCAACAACCTGCACCGTATCAGCATCCAACGACATATCAGCATCAACAACCTGCACCGTATCAGCATCCAACGACTGTTTCACAGCCGTATAATACACCTGTTATTGTAGCACAACCTTATCAACACCCAAGTACTGCACAACAACCTTCTAGTGTTGGTGCAAGAAGACCTGTTGAATATACCTATCCCGACCCAATTGTATTAGGGCCGTTTTTCTCTAGAGTTGATACTGTAAATCCTGGCTATGGGTACAATTCATCTCTAAACGGATTTAAAGGAAACGGTTCTCCTTTTGCACCAGTTGGGAGTAGACCATTGGGTGCTAATGGTAATCCATCAGATAGTGGAAATAATGGTTGGCCTCAAAATCCAAATATACCATGGGCATTAAATTCAGGTGTACATTACAGTATCTTTACACCAGGCACTAATCCAACTGGTACAGTCTATATTGGACATGTGTATAAGGGAACACCAAGTGGTACTTACTATGATTTGACAGATGAGAGTGGTGGAGGCCCAACAGGTAATGTAGGAGTTGACATTCAATATATGAAATGTACTACCAATATTGGACGACCAAATGAACAGACCTCTACATTGAGTACTTCACAAGGAACTTCTACTGGTTCTCCAGCTGACCATACTTGGTATTGGTCAGTGAGTGTATTTGGTGCAGGTTATTATGTTGCTAGTGCGTATGGAACACAAAAAGTGGAGATGTACTAATGGCAATAGGACAAACACAACAACCTTACATAACTCCTGCAAGAACTCCAGTCAATGTTCAGTATACTGCAACAAGATTTTACTCTCATCAGGCTCCTGCAATAAGACAGGTAAATGTACAAAATAATGCACAATATCAAGTACCCATTATTGCAAATGCACAAAATAATGCACAATATCAAGTACCTTTTATTGCAAATGCACAATACTCTGCTAGAGGCCCTGCTATTGCTCAGGTTCCATATCCTGCTAATATGCAAACTCCAGCAACAAGACCTATTGCAACTGCACAAAGGCCTTACCCATATACTGCGAATGCACAAACTCCCTACCCATTTATAAATCAAGGAACGGTATCATATCCATTTGCTGGACAAACTCCAGCAACAAGACCTATTGCATCTGCACAAAGACCTTATCCGTATATTGCGAATGGACAATCTATAGTAAACTATGACCATCAACAACCCTATCCATATACTGCGAATGCACAACAACCTGCTACATATGAAGCAAATGCACAAAGTCCATTCACTTATCAGAATAGGTCACCTAGTACATATGCTACACAAGGTAGAACACCGTTTACATATCAACATCCAGCGACATATACGACTCCAACTCCTGCAAGGACACCAGTAATATATCAAAATAGACAACCTTCTATTTACCGTCATCCGTTTACATATACGATTCCATATATTGCTAATGCTAGACAACCTAGTACTACAAGACAACCTTATCAGGCGCCATACTCATACCAACAATCGTATACGTTCCAACAACCATATACAACAACTAGAACAGTTGGCCCGATTGCAAAAGTTAAAGGTGTATTCAGAAACAATAATGGAAGTGTTGAAAAGGTTGATGAGATATATGTCAATGATAGTGGAACTGTAGAGAAAATTCACCAGTCAGTTCCTACTGGCCAGTTTAACAAGACTTAAAAAGGTATAAATAGTATATATGGCTATACTTGCAAACATATTTATCGACCAAGGTGCTGACTTTTCAATCACTGTAGATGTTACAGACTCTTCAGGTGATGTATTAAACATGTCAGGATACTCTGCAGCTGCACAAATAAGAAAAACATATTCTTCTTCAACTGCAAGTGGAACATTCACATGCACCGTACAAGAATCAAGTGGGCAAGTTACCATGGCATTAACAGACACACAAACAACAGCATTAGAAGCTGGTAGATATGTCTATGATATGACAGTCACCAGTGGTGGAGGAAACAAAACTAGAGTTGTTGAAGGTCAGGCAATTGTGACGCCAGGAGTGACAAGATGAGCAACATAAAAGGAACATTAAGTAGAGTTGCAACTATCGGTGGACGAATACAAGGACAAGGCAACCTTCGTGCAAAACAGGTTGCGATAGGAAATGCATCTACTACTACAGATATATCAACTAAAAATTTAAACGAACTTGCAGATGTAAATGCAACAGAAACAGATGACGGACTTCTTTCATATGATGCCTCTTCTGATAAATGGACAACTACCACTTCTATAGATGGTGGAACATTTTAATTGTCTAAATACTAATACAAATCAAGGTTGTCGACATTGAGACAACGACCCACATTGTGAGTGGACAGAAATATATTATGAAATCACGGCCCAGATAGTGACGGGTCATTTAAAATAACATAACTTTTTTATAGGAAAATAAAAAATGGCAACAGTAATTCAAATTAAAAGAAGTACGGGTTCCGCTGCTCCTGCAGTATCTGATTTATCAGAAGGTGAATTGGCGTACGTTCAGGATAGGTCGAATGACGGTGCAAGTGCTAAGTTATACATAGAATCAGTAGACTCATTAGGAGCTGCAGCTATTCACGAAGTCGGTGGTAAATACTACACGGACATCTTGGACGGTGCAAAAGCAACTCCAGCTAACCTTAAGGTTGGTAATGGTTCAACTGCTGGTGCAAGTGTACAATTATTAGAAGATTCAGACAACGGAACAAACTTCGTTGCATTGAAAGCTGCTGATACATTAGGTGCTTCAACAACATTCGTACTTCCAACTGCAGACGGTTCTGCTAACCAAGTAATTGGTACAGACGGTAGTGGAAACTTATCATTCTTATCAACAACATCAACACTAGCAGGTGCAACGGATTCAGATATCTCTTCTCCAACAGGTGGACAACTACTTGTTCATGACGGAAGTAATTCTTTTGACAACGTATCAATGAGTGGTGACGTTACTATGGCATCTAGTGGTGCTGTAACAATCGCAAACGACGCTGTAGAAACAGCAATGATTGCAGACAGTAATGTAACAGTAGGAAAAATCGACTTCTTAGTAGACGAAGACAATATGGCTTCAGACTCTGCAGTTAAAGTTCCTTCTCAGCAATCTGTAAAAGCATATGTAGATTCACAAGTAACAGCACAGGACTTAGACCTTGCTGGTGATTCAGGAACTGGTGCAGTCGACTTAGACTCACAGTCAATCACATTTACTGGTGGAACTGGTGTAACAACTTCTGTTTCAGGACAAGCGGCAACTTTCGCTATTGGTCAGGCAGTAGGTACAACAGATAACGTAACTTTCAACAACTTAGACGTTGATGGAACACTTACATCTGATGACATCACATCTACAAACATAGCTGCAACAGGAAACTTAACAGTTTCAGGAAACTTGACAGTAAACGGAACAACAACAACAGTTAACTCTACAACAGTAGAAATTGATGACCCTGTATTTGAAATCGGTGAAGGAACTTCAGACGATAACTTAGACAGAGGTATCAAATTCAACTGGCACAATGGTTCAGCTGCAAAAGTTGGTTTCTTTGGTATGGACGACTCTGATGGTAAATTCAAATTTATCCAAGATGCGACAGATACATCTTCAGTCTTCAGTGGAAGTGTTGGTGATGCAGAATTTGGTGCATTAACAGTAGGAAGTCTATCAACTGCTGGTAACTTATCAGGTGCTGGTCTTGCTTTAAGTGGTTCAATAACATCTATAGACGGTTCTGCTCCAACTGCTGGTCAGTTGATGATTGGAAACGGTACTAACGGAGATATGGAACTTGCAACTTTAACTGCAGGTGAAGGTCTTGACGTAACTAATGCTGACGGTGCAATCACATTGTCTGCAGAAGACGCTACAACATCTAATAAAGGTATCGCAAGTTTTGCTTCTGCAATATTTGACGTATCTTCAGGTGCTGTATCTATTAAAGATGCTACTACTTCAGTAAAAGGTATTGCAAGTTTTGCTTCAGATAACTTTACAGTTACTTCAGGTGCTGTAGCAGTTACTGCTATTGACGGTGGAACATTTTAATTAATAGTCCGATTAACCAATTCAATAGGAGAGTAAAATGGCAACAGTAATCCAATTTAAAAGAAGTTCTACTCAAAATCAAGTTCCTGCGACTAGTGATTTATCACTAGGGGAGCTTGCTGTAAATACTTACCACGGTAGGTTTTACACTGAAAAGAATGATGGGTCTGCTGCTGTAGTAGAAGTCGGGTCAAACCCTTCTACACTAACCATAAATGATGCAGTTACATTTCCAACTAGTGATGGTACAAGTGGACAATTATTATCCACAGACGGAAGTGGAACCATAGGTTTCACTGATGCACCTTCAACTGGTGTTACTACATTTACTTATAGTGTTACAGGTAATACTACTGCTTTTTCAGGTAGTGACGATAATGGAGCATCCTTATCGTACACACTTGGATTAGAACAGGTATACCTAAATGGTGTTAAACTTGTTGTCGGAGACGACTATGCAAGAACAAACACTTCTACAATAACACTACAGGCAACTGCAGTTTCAGGAGATGTACTAGAGATAGTCGCTCAGACTTCAATATCAAATTTAGTTCAGGGGTTCTTTACAACTTCTGCACTAACTGCTACTACAGCAGACCAAGTATTGAGTTCTAATGCTGTCGGCAATAAAGCTGTGAAATATGTCATAATGGCATCTCACGCTACTGCTGGTACACATGCGGCTGAAGTATTATTAATTAACGATGGCACTAATGCATACTTTGTACAGTATGGTGATGCATTCTCAAGTTCTTCATTATTTGCTTTATCTTCGGATATAGATAGTGGAAATATGAGATTGTTAGTAACACCTTCTAATACAAATACAACATTAAAGACATTCCAAATCAGATTACAATAGGAGTAAAACATGGCAAAAACAAATGCATTTAAAATTGCTGAGTTAATTCGTGGAATCCAATTTGATGTAGCAAATGATGAAATCACTACTACAAAGAAAATTCAATCTGCTGACAGAGTGTCCAATGATACAACAACAACTGCAACTACAGAAGTTGCACTCGATACATTTGCTCACGCAACGTATAGGGCTGCAAGATACATAGTTGCAATGTCTAGTGGAAGTGATTTCCACTCTACTGAAGTTGTTGTGGTTCATGATGGTTCTGCAGTTACGTTAACTCAATATGGTACTTTAAAATCTAGTAACCTGGCTTCATTTGATGCTGATATTTCAGGGGATAACCTAAGATTATTAGTTACACCCGAAAGTACATCATCTACAGTTATTAAGTTCGATAGGACTACAGTAGACGCTTAGAACGGATTTTAAAAAAATCTTTAAGGGGGACATTAAGTCCCCCTTTCTTTTTGTATAAATAGTATTATGGCAACTAAAACTAAGTTCTTTACAGATTTAGGGTTTCAATCCTTAGACAACAGTACCGTAGATGGTGACTTAACAGTCACTGGTAACTTTACGGTTCAAGGAAGTAGTTTAACAATCGACTCAACAACAGTTTCAGTTACTGATTCTATGTTTGAACTTGCAAGTGGAAACACTACAAGTGATTTATTAGATATAGGTGTATATGGAAACTATGATGATGGATTATCAGACGGGTCAAGTGAATATACAGGTCTTTTCAGAGATGCAAGTGATTCAACTTGGAAACTTTTTGATGGATTAGAAGTCGAGCCAGGAAATACAGTAAACATTAGTGGAACAGGTTATGCATATGCAGACTTTAAAGCTGGTGATATAGAAGCAACAGGTCAGTTAACTGCAGTAGGCCCACTCTCTTTAAGTAATTTGAGAATGGACGCAGACCAAAATTTAACAACAACTGCAACTACGGAAGTTAATTTAGATACATTTCCACTATTAAGTTATAGAAGTGCAAAGTATCATATACAAGCATCACAAGGAACTAACTACCATGCAACAGAAGTTATGGTAATACACAATTCTACTAATGCTTTCTTCTCTCAATTTGGGGATATCTATACAAACAATTCACTTTTTAGTTTGTCGGTTGACACAAATTCAGGAAATGTTAGACTAAGAGTAACTCCTGCTTCAGCATCCTCTACTGCATTCAAAATAAGTAGAAATTTATTAAAAGTTTAGTAAAAAAACGTACTTTATGAAGAACACTATCTTCTAAATAGTATGTAGATAAAGTAATTTTTCAAATAGGACACACGAAAAAATGGCAACACAAAACAAATTTGTAGTAGAATACGGAGTCAGTGTTGGAACCACCGAAGTAATCAATTCATCAGGTAAGATAGTTGCAGCTGCAATATCAGATTTAACTACTGATAATCTTGCAGAAGGTTCCGCTAAGTACTACGCAAACTCATTAGTAGATACGCATCTTTCAGATGCATCTACATCTAAAACTCTGGCAAATGTTCAGATTGATGGAGGGACATTATAATGGCTGGAGAAAAGAATTTTAATATTAAAAATGGTCTATCCGTTGGTGGTGTAGAGGTTATAGACTCTAGTGGTTCTATTACTGGTGCTGCTATTGGTAGTGAGACTATTGACGATAGAGTTGCTTCGTTACTAACTGCTGGTGCTGGTATTGGATTATCATATGATGATTCTGCTAACACATTAACAATCACAGGTAATGTTGGAGATATCACAGGAGTAAATGCTGGTGCTGGTTTAACTGGTACTGCAACTTCAGGTGATGCAACATTAAACATTGGTGCTGGTACAGGTATTACTGTAAACGCAGATGACATTGCAATCGACCTTAAAGACGAAGACGATATGTCTTCGAACAGTGCATCTCACGCTGCATCACAACAATCAATTAAAGCTTATGTTGATGCAAGTATTCTAACAAAAGACAATACAGATGAAATAACAGAAGGTTCAAGTAACCTTTACTTTACAGATGCAAGAGCAGATGCTAGAATTACAAATGCATTAGTTGATGAAGATAATATGGCATCAAATAGTGCTACTAAACTTCCAAGTCAACAGTCAGTAAAAGCATACGTTGACTCACAAGTTGCAGGTAAAGACAATACAGACGAAATTACAGAAGGTTCCAATCTTTACTTTACAGATGCAAGAGCAAGAGCTGCTCTATCTGCAAGTGGTGATATATCATACAATAGTTCAACTGGTGTAATATCATTTACTAATGATGCAGGTGATATAGAATCTGTAGTTGCTGGAACAGGTTTAACTGGTGGTGGAACTTCAGGTGCTGTTACTGTAAACTTAGACCTTAAAGATGAAGATGATATGACATCAAACAGTGCATCTCACGCTGCTTCACAACAATCCGTAAAGGCATATGTAGACTCACAAGTTGCAGGTAAAGACAATACAGACGAAATCACTGAAGGTTCAACTAACCTTTATCACACATCTGCAAGAGTAGATGCAAGAATTACTAATGCATTAATAGACGAAGACAACATGGTCTCTGATAGTGCTACAAAACTTCCATCACAGCAATCCGTAAAGGCATATGTTGATGCTCAAGTTGCTACTAAAGACAATTCAGACGAAATTACAGAAGGTTCGAATAACCTTTATCATACTGCTGCAAGGGCAAGAAGTGCGATTAGTGTTAGTGGTGATTTATCATATAACTCTACTAGTGGTGTAATATCATTCACAAATGATGCTGGTGATATAGAATCCGTAGTTGCTGGTACTGGTTTAACTGGTGGTGGAACTTCAGGTGATGTAACTTTAAACGTAAATGTTGATGACAGTTCATTAGAAATAGATACAGATACAGTTCAGGTTAAGGCATCAGGTATTACTAATGCTATGTTGGCAGGTTCAATCAATCAAAGTAAACTTGCAGGTTCAATCGCAAATAATAAACTTGCGAACTCAACAATAACAGTTAACGGAAGTTCAACTGCATTAGGTTCTTCAGTAACACTAGACACTGGTGATATTTCAGAAAATGGTAACTTATATCATACTTCAGAAAGAGTTGATGACAGAGTAAATGCATTATTGGTTGGTGGTACTAACATAACAACATCATATGATGACACTGCTGGAACACTTACAATTAATACTTCAGGAAAAACTGAAGAAGAAATCGAAGATATCGTAAATGGTTTAGTAGTTGGTGGAACAAACATCACTTCTACATATGACGATACTGCTGGAACACTTACACTTGCTGGTTTATCAGATGGAAGTATTAGAGGTTTATTATCTGCTGGTGGAGATTTATCATACAACAGTGGAACTGGTGCTTTCTCATTCACAGAAAGAACAGATGCAGAAGTAAGAGGACTAATATCGGTAACAGATAACGCTGGAGATGGTTCGCTATCATACAACTCTTCAACTGGTGCAATCACATATTCAGGTATCAGTGATTCACAAGTAAGAGGTAAACTATCAGTAACAGATTCAGGTGGAGATGGTTCACTTGCATATAACAGTGGTACTGGTGTGATAACATATACAGGCCCAAGTGCTGCTGAGACTCGTGCTCATTTAAGTGCAGGTACTGGTGTTGGATTCAGTGGTGGTGCAATTAGTATTGGACAGGCAGTTTCAACAACTAGTGATGTTCAATTCGCAGACCTTACACTTTCAGGTGATTTGACTGTTAACGGAACTACAACAACTGTTAACACTGCAACGCTTAATGTATCTGATAATATCATTACACTTAACAATGATGTTACTGGAACACCTTCACAGGATTCAGGTATTGAAGTTGAAAGAGGAACTTCTGCTAATGTTTCATTGACATGGGACGAGTCAGAAGACGAATGGACATTTGGTTCACATAATGTTAAGGCATCTTCTTTTGAAGGTTCATTAACAGGAAACGCTTCTACTGCATCTAGTGCTGCTAAGTTAACTACTGCAAGAACAATTGCATTGGGTGGAGACTTATCAGGTTCTGCATCATTTGATGGAACTGGTAATATTACAATTTCAGCTGCAGTTGCAGACGATTCGCATAATCACACAATTGCAAATGTTGACGGACTACAGACTGCCTTAAACACTAAATATGAGAGTGGTTCTAATGCAACACTAGGAACAATAACAACTAGTAACACTTCGAACTCGGGTGGATATGTGAGAAACATATATCAATCAACTTCATCTCCTACAGGTAGTGATGGTGCAGTTGGTGATTTATGGGTTTTATACTCTTAGTAAGAGTATTTAATTTTTAACTTTATAAGGTAATATAGAATATGGCAACAGGGTCACAAAAGGTAAAAACACCTTCGGGTTGGAGTTCAACTCAAGGTGGATGGGTTAAAACAGGTTCTACAACGTGGAAGGCTGTAGACCAAATATATGTAAAAACACCTACAGGGTGGAATAATGCATCAGGTCAACAAAATACTCAACAACCGTATCCGTATATTGCAAATAGTCAAACTCCTTATATCGCTAACGCTCAACAACCGTATCCTTATATTGCTAATAGTCAGACTCCATATATTGCAAATGCACAACAACCATATCCGTACATAGCAAACAGTCAGAGTCCTTACATTGCAAATGCTCAGCAACCATATCCGTACATTGCAAATAGTCAGACACCTTACATTGCAAATGCTAGACAACCTAGTACATACAGAAATCCTAGTAACGCTCAGACACCTTATATTGCGAATGCAAGACAACCTAGTACATACAGAAATCCAGTAAATGCACAAACACCATATATTGCAGCTGCACAACAACCTTATCCGTATATTGCTAATAGTCAGAGTCCTTACATTGCGAATGCACAACAACCGTATCCATATATTGCGAATAGTCAATCGCCTTATATTGCATCTGCACAACAACCTTATCCGTATATTGCAAACAGTCAAACGCCTTATATCGCTAACGCTCAGCAACCATATCCTTATATTGCTAACAGTCAGACCCCATATATTGCGAACGCTAGACAACCTGCTGGATATAGAAACCCTGTAAACGGTCAACAACCATATATTGCTAACGCTAGACAACCTGCAGGATACAGAAACCCAGTATCTGCACAACAACCGTATATTGCGAATGCTAGAACTCCAAGAGGTTATAGAAACCCAGTATCTGCACAACAACCAGTTATTGCGAATGGTCAAACACCGTTTACTTACAATGCTAGGTATCCTGCTGCCGCTCAGAGTCCTAGTAACGCACAATCACCGTTTACTTACAATGCTAGGTATCCTGCGAATGCTCAATCACCTAGTAACGCACAATCACCGTTTACTTACAATGCTAGGTATCCTGCGAATGCTCAATCACCTAGTAATGCTAGACAACCTTTTACTTACAGTGCTAGATATCCTGCGAATGCAAGATATCCTGCAAATGGACAGACACCATTTACATATTCATTTAGAACGCCAGGTACATATCCGTATCCCGACCCATTAGTTGCTGGGCCATTCACGTCAACTTCAGCTACTATTTACCCTGGCTATGGGTATAGTTCATTGAAAAATGGTTTTGACTTTGGTCAATCTCCGTTTGCTCCTACAGGAAATAATCCGTTGGGAACTAACGGTAACTGGCCTCAAAACCCAACTATACCATGGTCAGAGAATACAGGGAAACAATTTACAATATTTACACCAGGCACTAGTCCAAATGGTACAGTAACCCTTGGTCAGTTCTATATAAGTGGTGCATATGTTAGTTTACCTGCTTCACCGGCAACAAAATTTAGAGTAATAACCCCTGCTGGTCAGAATGATTATCCTTTTGCAGGGTTTACATTCTACCCTTACAACGACACTTACTGTTACAAAACAGTAAACATTAATGGTGCTGCTTTTTATGTCGCACCTAGTGGTTCACCAAACAGTTTAGCAATTTTATAATGAGGAGAAAATAACATGGCAACAACAACATTTTTAAAAAACGGAATAAAACATAGAAAGAGTAATCCTCTAAAAGAGGTAACTATTGATGGTGTAGACTATCAAGTAGATGTTAATGTAAATGAAAGTGAATTTACGGTAGGAACTACTGTAGATGATGAGGCTTGTAATAACTTTTTACAGATTGTGGAAAACAATATAATCACCGAGATTATCTCAATGTCTTACGTTCTTCCATATCCTGATGATATTGATGTACCTGATAATATGAGAACTCTTACAGGACATTACGGTTCTCTTTTAATAGAAGTAGTATAGGAAAAATATAAATGGCAATAGGAAATTATCAAGTACCTAATATAGGAAACGCTAGGCAACCATTTACATATAGGGTGCCGTTTACCTATCGTGTGCCATATATCGCTAATGGAAGGTCTCCTTTTACATACAGAAACCCATTTACATACAGGGTTCCATATATTGCGAATGCTAGACAACCATTTACATACAGAAACCCATTTACCTATCGTGTACCATATATTGCGAATGCTAGACAACCATTTACATATAGAAATCCATTTACATACAGGGTTCCATATATTGCTAATGCTAGACAACCATTCACTTATCAGAGAAGGTCTCCATTTACATACAGAAACCCAGTAGGTTATCAGTTACCGTTCACTTATCAGAACAGGTCACCATTTACATACAGAAACCCTGTAAGTTACAGAGTACCATTTACATATAGTAACAGGTCACCATTTACATACAGAAACCCTGTAAGTTACAGAGTACCATTTACATATAGTAACAGACAGCCTGGTACATATCAAAGAACTGGTAGAACACCATTTACATATCAGAACAGACAGCCTGGAACATATGCAAGACAGGGTCAAACACCGTTTACATATCAGAACAGACAACCTAACACCTATGCAAGACAAGGACAGACTCCATTCACTTATCAGAATAGACAACCTAACACCTATGCAAGACAAGGTAGAACACCGTTCACATACCAAAATAGACAACCTAGTACCTATCAGAATCCAGTTAATGCACAAACTCCATTCACTTATCAGAATAGACAACCTAGTATCTATCAGAATCCAGTTAATGCACAAACACCGTTTACATACCAAAATAGACAACCTGGCACATATGCTAGACAAGGTCAGACTCCATTCACTTATCAGAATAGACAACCTGGCACATATGCTAGACAGGGTCAAACACCGTTTACATACCAAAATAGACAACCTGGCACATATGCTAGACAGGGTCAAACACCGTTTACATACCAAAATAGACAACCTGGCACATATGCTAGACAAGGTAGAACACCTGTTATTAGATGGGATGGTAATTTATCACAAACGTGGCCTGGAACACCTATATCTTCTTAAACACTAAATAAGTGTAAGAGGATATATTATGGATAAACTAAAAACCCTAGAGCAAACAAAAGAATTCCTAGAGATACCCGAGTCATTTACAGAACTAACTCATAGAACAAGAAGAGAGTTAGACCAATGGCATTTGGGTTCACTAGATGACTTATCTAATATAGATGAGGAGTCGGAATTCTTTAAAATTCTTGAATACATGTTTGAGAATATGCCACCACTCAAAAAATGCAAATGGTCAGACTTAGACCCACTAAGAAAAAGTGGTGAACTACTTGGATGGCAAGGTCTTAGATTTCAGGCAAATTCATACCATAAATTCTTCCCAAAAGTTTATACATCAGGTTCTATAAATGAACATGGAGCGCCTTCTACAAAATTTGCAGTATCAGAACCAAGTGGTGATACAATAGTAGAGATAAAAGATTACGTTGGTGATGAGTTAGAAACAGGTGATTTTGAAGCTGAAGATTTTCCAGTTTCATTAAATTCTATGTATTATCATAGTGCAAAAGCACATTGGTTAACTCAAAGTATTATGGAAGAAGGACTCTGGGCACCCATACAGGGTGTAACTCAATCTACGGGTGATAAAGTTCAATTAATGATACATCCTGGCTCTGTTCGTTCAGGTTGTTTTGAAGAGATGGAAGACCCAACTAATGAATTATTATTGTGGGACTCTCATGATATTATACCAGTAGAACCTATAACAGTCAAGGAATGTTTAGAGTATTGGCAAGACAAAGTATGTAATGGAGTTAGAAAACCAAAGTATAAAGGTCTCTCTGCAATATGGACAATGGGTACTATAGAATTTCAGGCAGACTTTAGTAATGTAGATTTTAGAAAATATGTTTGGGAACATAGTGAGAAAGTTACTAAACTTTCTAAAGGTAAACCCTTGAATGTTTACATAGGATATGATAGTAGGCACAACGACCTACAAGATATATGTAAAGAATCTTTATTACATTCTATTCAAAAGTCTATCGGTGGTGGTAGATTTGTAAACTATAATAAGTTTACACCCGAAATTAAATTTCTTGACAAGTCTAAAATTTCCGAGTATACTAGAGAATATGCAAATCAATCTACTGAATTCACATATAGTAGATTCTTAATCCCATACTTAGAAAACTATGAAGGATTTAGTTTATTTATAGATGATGATTTTATTTTCAACAAGTCTATACTACCAATGTTTTACTATCTAAATCCTGATGATGCAGTTGCATGTATTAAATATCCACAAATAAAACATGATGAAACTAAATTTGATGGAGAAGTGAATATAGACTATCCATGTAAGTTGTGGTCTTCAATGATGTTTTTTAATAATGGACATGAAGATTGTAAGAAACTAACACCCGAAGTTGTCAACACTTGGACTGGAAAACAGTTACATCAGTTTGAGTGGACAGATAAGATAAGTCCAATACCCGAAAAATACATATTTGTTGAGGGATATGACGACCCTAAAGTTAAATGGGATTACACTGGTATTCACTACACTAGAGGAGGCCCGTGGATAGATGACATGGATTCTAGTCACATAAATAACTTAGAAGATTATAGAAAGTGGAAAAAATAAAAATGAAAACCGCTTGTAAAATACATAAAATTGAGGTATAATAACAGTATGAACGCACTAATTTACACAGAAGACCAAAAACTAATAGTAAGAAAACCAAATGGTTTACAATATGAATTTGATAATACAGACCAACCCGAACTAGGATTCGATTTTGATGTTCTTGTATATGATGATATAGAAGTTGTAATTGAAAAATGGGATGACAATCTCTGTTTTGATGACCAAATTAAAAGAGATATAACTAGTGCTGAAAAAGATATTATAGAAAACTACATAGATAACTCTGAACCACCAGCTGGAACCACATTAAACAATCAGTATGTACAAGACTTGATTGGTGAAGTTAAAAATAACATTTCAGAGTTTACTGATAACTATGGATTTGATGATTTATCAGAAGCAACATTTGCTGGTAGAGAGGGTTCTAACCATCCATATAGGTCAAATGCAAGAAGAATTTTAGAATTTGCAGATTCACAATATGTAATATATGACCAACTTGTAAATGAAATTTTCGCTACTAGAGAAGACTATCTTAAACCATTACAAGAGTATGTTGTACAACTACCAAAAGCTTCTTTATTACCCGACCACGAAAGATAAGTCATGTATGACGATATAAAGGTTGTCTATATAGATGAACCCTTTAAAATAGAAGACTTACCACTTAAAGATGTTTATGTTTTAGATAACTATCTTGCAACTGAACTTCATCACCATTTTGATGACTATATAGTTGGACATAATCTTTGGTCTAAAACAAATCAAGTTTCTAGTGGAAGTCCAACAGGATTACCACATCATAGTTTTTGGGGTGCAACATTCTATAGAAATGATATGGAGTTGGAAAAGGATATGGATAAACTTCATACATTTTTTCCATACTATATGAATAGAAGATTGCAAACAGAATTTGGATTCAAGTGGCAACGATTTCAGTACATGGGTTTAAACTCACAAACACAAGGATTGCAGGGAACTACCCATGCAGATTGTCAAGAAGAAGATGATTGGAACCTTTCATTCCTATACTACACCAATAAGTTTTGGAACAAAAATTGGGGTGGTAAGTTACGACTATATAATAAGATGCAACAAGGTTTAGATGGAAGACAAGAACATATTGACAACCATCAGATTGCAGAAATAGAATTTAAACCAAATAGATTAATAATGTTTGATGGTAGAATACCTCATGGTGCAGATGCACCTACTCCATCAGCAAGATACATAGACAGAAGGTCACTAGTCTTGAGAGGGGACGAAGTAAGATTAGTAGACCAATCAGAGTTTTTTGATGCCAACGATAGAATTTCACACATATAATAAAGAAACACTCAAAGACTTTAAACCAGTCCTTGCAAGTTCTATATCACCTGATTGGTGGAAGAAAGCAAAAGCAGGTGAGTTAGTAAATGGTACGGTTCAACAGACCATTCGTGCCTGTCCAGCCATGGATGATTGGTTAAAGAGTGGTTGGATACTATTGGCAAATAGAGATATACATGTTATAAACGGAATTGGTGGAGACGATAGAGGTAGTGATACTCTCGCAACCTTTGACCCACATGGGGGTGGTTACAATTCTAATAGTCATCCAACAACACAAACACTAGATGCATTTGAATACTTAGGTGGTGGTAAACCAATTAAGGATGCATTTAAAATGAGAAACCCTTGGAATATCAAAACACCACCTGGCTATTCTTGTTTTTACCTAGACCCATTCCTATTTCAGAATAATCATTTTGCAACATGGCAAGGTATCATAGATACAGACGACTTTAATGTGGGTATGGACAATGCACAAATAATTTTTTATCCTAAAGTAGATTACTCATTTGTAATACCAAAAGGGACTCCTCTTTGTCAGATAATACCATATAAAAGAGAGAAGTGGGTTGGTTCCTATCAAGTCAATACACATAAATCTTGGATTGATAATCGTGGAACAGGAACATCAGAGTTCGATAGAACAGTTTCTACAAATAAATCTATGCAAGAGTGGAGTCAGTTAGTAGAATTTGACGAAGACAGTGTAAAAGAGTTTGGTGCATACCGTAGACAGGGTTATTGGAAACCAAAAGGCAAACTTTATAAAGAAGAGAATCCACCACCCGAGTGTCCTTTTCACAACAAAGAAGTTTCAGAAGAAACACAATTGGAGTTTGATTTCGATGGCAGTTAGATTACTTTTCCCAACATATATCTTTGAGAGAGATTTACTAGACCCTAGTTTAGATTCAAATAGAGGTGTAGACCAAAATTACTTAGACCTTCTTACTGATACTATGGATGGTATGAGAAGAAAAGACCCCGAAGGTAGAAGACTTTCTAATGCATACACTGGTTGGCAATCACATGATGGTTGTGAATCTAATCCTGCATTCCAAAAACTAATGAATAGAATACAAACTATGTTTTATGATGAGATATGGCCTTTCCATGGATTAGACCGTAACAAAGCAAATATGCATATAGGAAATTCTTGGGCAAATATTAACGACCATCTTGCATGGAACAAACCACACTTGCATAATGGTTGTTGGTATAGTGGTGTGTTTTATATAAAAGCAGATGGAGATGAAGGTCATATTGAAATGATTGATACACATCCTAAAGTTGTCGCAGATTTTCCAAACTCACCTAGAACTGCAACGAGTAAAGGATTTGAACCCAAAGGTGGTAAACTCATACTTTTTCCAAGTGGTCTTATGCATATGGTAGAACCAAATGTAACTGATAAAGAAAGATATTCAATATCATTTAATATAGAAATGAGATATCCTGCTGAAGGTGGTCATAGTGGTGACATACCAAACTACAATGATGATGAATTTGTTTATAATGTTCATCCCAATGGAGACCTTTCAACCGACTAGCTATTCTAAATAGTAGTATGGAAATAGTAATAGACACTCACCTTCTTTGGAACCTTATGATAACATTCGTGTTAGCACCTTTAGGATTCCTAATAAGAAACCTTTTATCCGAACAGAAGAGAATAGATATACTTGTCAATAAGACAAGAGAAGAGTTAGCAAAAGAATATGTTACTCGTGAAGAAGTGGAAATTGTGTCTGAAAGACTAATCGCTACTATGAACAGGATAGACGAGAAGATAGACCGTCTACAATCTAAGACTTACTTCCAAGAATAGGTTCTAAATTCATATAAATAGTAGTAGACACAAATTTACTACAGGAATACTATGGCAGAACCAACATCAAAAAGTACCTTAAAAGACTATATAAAGAGGAAACTTGGAGCTCCAGTATTAGAGATTAATGTTGATGATGACCAGTTAGATGACAGAATTGATGAGGCATTACAATACTTTCATGAATATCATTACAATGGTTCCATTAAGACGTATTTAAAACACCAAATCACACAAGACGAAATTGATTCATTTAAAACAGATGACACTCTTACTGGTTCTACAAGTGGAACACAGGCAATCTCAAATCAATCTTACAAAGAGAGTAAAAGTTATGTAACACTACCCGAACATGTGTTAAGTGTACTAAGAATATTTCCATTTAATTCAGGACAAACATCTAGTATGTTTGACATACAGTATCAGTTGAGACTAAATGACCTTTGGGATTTAACATCAACAAGTGTACTATACTACTCACAAGTTCAACAACATATAAAATTAATAAACGATATGTTAGTCGGACAGATACCAATACGATACAACTCTCATCAAAATAGATTGTATATTGATTATACTACTGCAAAGTTAACTGCTGGAGAGTACATAATAATAGAATGTTATAGGAAAATAGACCCTGTAGACTTTACAGACATATATAACGATATGTTCCTTAAGAAGTATGCAACTGCACTTGTTAAGTATCAGTGGGGTGAGAATCTATCTAAGTTCCAAGGTATCGCACTTCCAGGCGGGGTTACACTTGATGCACAACAAATTAAAACAGAAGCACAAGAAGAGATTACAAGATTAGAAGAAGAGTCAAGACTGAATTTTGAAATGCCAGTCATGGACTTAATGGGATAAATTATGCCAACAAATGTATTTTTTAACCATGCAGTATCAACTGAACAACACCTTTACGAGGATTTAGTTGTTGAGTCGTTAAGAATGTATGGACACGAAACATTCTATCTACCAAGAGAAATTGTAGAGGAAGATTCTATCCTTGGTGAAGATGTGCAATCAACATTCGGTGATGCATATTCTGTAGAGATGTATATAGAAAATACTGATGGCTTTGAAGGAGAGGGTGACCTCTTTAGTAAGTTCGGTGTACAAGTAAGGGATACTGCAACCTTTGTCATATCTTTACGAACATGGGAAAGATTCATATCATTAGACTCTAACCTTGCAACATCTCTAAGACCTAACGAAGGTGATTTAATACACTTCCCTCTTAGTGGTTCAATGTTCGAAATAAAATTCGTAGAACATGAGAATCCATTCTATCAAGTAGGTAAATTATTTGTATTTAAATTGCAATGTGAACTCTTTGAATACAGTGGAGAAGATTTTGATACTGGAACAAACGCAGACTTAGTAGAACTAGACCAAGCATATCAAGTTAAATTAACCATGTTTAATAGTGGTAGTGGTAATTATACTGTTAATGAGAATGTCACTAAAGATGGAGTTGTTGTTGGAGAAGTGGTTTCATGGTCTCCACAAAATCATTTATTATCCGTAAAAGATAATACAATAACACTTGCAGATAATGATGTTTTAATTGGTGCAAGTTCAGCTGCAGAATACACTATTCAATCTATAGAAGATGTATTGACATTTAGTAATGATGGTTCTGCACAAAATACAGACTTTGAAACAAAAGCAGACGAATACTTAGACTTCTCTGAAACAAATCCATTCGGTGAGGTCACATAATGTTTGGGACATTCTTTTATAATGAGACAACAAAACGAGCAGTATCTATATTTGGAACTCTTTTTAATAATTTAACAGTAAAGAAGATAAAGGAAGATGGTACTGTAATAACAGAACAGAAAGTCCCAATCTCATATGGCCCTAAACAGAAATTCCTACAAAGACTTGCAGAAGAACCAAATCTAAATGACAATAACAGAACTGCAATTAGTTTACCTCGTATAGCATTTGAACTTAGTGGTTATGAGTATGACCCAGCAAGACAACAGAACAAACTTATAAGACATCAGAAAATGACGCTAGAGAGCGCTGACACGTCTAACAGAGCATATCAATACCAACCTGCACCTTACAACCTATCGTTCACTTTAAGTATTCTAGCGAAGAATATGAGTGACGCTTTACAGATAGTGGAACAGATAATACCTTATTTCCAACCCGAATATACAGTCACAATGAAGATGATTGATTCTATGACCGACTATAGAGATGTACCAATTGTATTGAATAGTGTTGAACTTGCAGATACATATGAAGGGGACTTTACTGAAAGACGAGTAATAGAATACAATCTAAGTTTTACAATGCAATTAAACTACTTTGGCCCTGTTTATACTGGTAAAGTCATTAAGAATGTTATTGAAAGAGATTATATTAATACAACAAGTGGGTTATTTACAACAAGTCAAATAGATGATTCAGGTCTAATAAAAGAAGTTAAACATTACGAACCTGCATTCGCAGAAGTGACATCCACTGCAGTATCTGATTCCACAACAATACCATTTTCAACTGCAATAAATAATAGTATAAGTGTGGGTGATGAAGTATTTGGAACAAACTTAACAACCAATCCAACTATTTCAAGTATTGCAGAAGACAAACTATCAATAGTAGTGTCCAATGCAGTTACTATTAGTAGTAATACTTCACTCAAGTTTGTTGGTTCAGTAGACCCAGGCGACACCTTTGTTGTTGCAGAAACTGTAACATTTTATGATGATGGCGCTCCTTCTACATTTACAGAGGATAAAGTGACTGATGCAAGTTAATTATGGCAAAAGATATAGATTCAAAATTAAATGATGTACTTGATATTTCTTCAGAAATAAAGAAAGAAACAACTCAAGTAATCAAATCCCCACCTAAGGCTGATAATGTCCAAACGGACTATAAGTACACTAGAGAAAATCTTTATGGACTTGTAGAAAGAGGACAAGATGCAATAGATGGTATTCTAGATGTATGTAAAGAGACAGAGAATCCTCGTGCATATGAAGTAGCAGGTCAGTTAATTAAAACTGTAGGTGAAACTGCAGAGAAGTTACTAGACGTTCAAACCAAATTGAAGAAGTTAGAAGATGAAAACGGAAGTGTTAAAACACAACATAATCATTTATATGTTGGTTCTACTTCAGAACTTCAAAAGTTCCTAAAGAAAGAAAGTAAAAAAGATGACGGTTAATAAGAATGAAGGTTATCTTGGAAATAATCTTATCAAAAGAGCAGGTATTGAAACTCAATACGCAAAAGAAGAATTAGATGAATATCTAAAATGTTCTAAAAACCCTTGTCATTTCATAGAAAACTATACACAAATTATTTCACTAGACGAAGGTATGGTTCCTTTCAAACTTCGTGGGTATCAAGATAAGTTAATTAACCACTACAACGACTCTCGTTTTAGTGTTGTCCTTGCAAGTAGACAGAGTGGTAAATCAATAACTTCTTGTGCATATCTATTATGGTTTCTATTATTTCACCCCGAAGTGACTGTTGCAATCCTTGCTAACAAAGGTGCAATTGCAAGAGAGATGATTGCTCGTCTTGTTACTATGTTGGAATCTGTTCCGTTCTTTTTACAGCCAGGAGTTAAGATTCTTAACAAAGGTTCTATAGAATTTGCAAATGAT